TTATATCAATTCTATCGTTAATGCTCTTCTTTTCAGATGTGCATATTACCACATTACGAAAGGACGTGTGAATGTTCCTGAGTTTCGAGATGTGTGTTCGTTGATCACATATGGAGATGACGCGAAGAGTTCAGTTCACGAGGATTTTCCAGAATTTAACCACATTGCTGTGGCCAAGTTTTTGGAAGAGCGAGATATGATATTCACCATGCCTGATAAAGAATCAGTACCTACACCATATATGATAGATGAACAGGCAGATCTGCTTAAACGCGCTAATGTATATAGCGAGGACACAGGAATGATTATGGGAGCACTTAATGAAGATTCGATTTTTAAAAGTCTCCATTCAGTTGTTAAATCCAAATTTCTTACTCGTGAACAACAAGCCATGCAGAATATTGATGGTGCTTTACGAGAATGGTTTTTTCATGGACGAGACGTTTATGAGAAGCGTCGCAAACAGATGAAGGAAGTCGCTAAACGTGCTGATATTATACATGGTTGTACCGATATTCATAAATCATATGATGACAGGTTGAAAAAATGGAAAGATAAATATGAATAAGCGACTAAGTCTTGGGCAGACAATAAATGCATCCGGCTATGTCTTGGGCAGACAATAAATGCATCCGGCCATGTCTTGGGCAGACAGAAAATGCATCCGGCTATGTCTTGGGCAGACAATAAATGCATCCGTTTGAGTCTTGGGCAGACAATAAATGCATCCCTCTGGGCGTACCCTACCATGTCTAATTAAACCAAAAGGAGGCTCTCTGTATTGGATTACCATGCTAATTCAATAAGTCAATCATAGAATTTAGCATAGGCTTGCAGAGAGAGGCACTTTCCTCGTAAAGTACCCCTATTTAGGGAAGTATTCGCCATACGCAAGATTGACACACGCATTGTGGATTGAGTCTACCACTTTGCGTTAAATATGACTTGCTAATATGAACAATAACAATAAATTTAATATAAAAATAAATGAAGAAAATTTAGAGTCCCAATATCAGAATGTTCACTTCAGTGATCAAACTCCTCAGTGGGACTATACAGTGGATAGTATGCCTGATTCCACTTTTAATATTGCTGACACGGATGACGCAGACCTCGGGAATTTCTTTTCTCGTCCTATAAAAGTTCAGTCTTACAGTTGGGCAACAGGTACAAATTTATTTGAAACATTCAATCCTTGGCAGGATTTCTTTGAAAATCCCAGAGTATTGAATCGTATTACAAATTTTAACCTTTTGCGCTGTAAATTGAAAGTGCGGATTATGCTGAATGGCAATGGATTTCATTATGGGCGAGCAATTGCTTCATATATTCCATTACACAACTTGGATGAGTTTACGAAAGATCGTTCTTACTTCATTCAAGATGTAGTTGCTGCTAGTCAGCGTCCACATGTATATTTGGACCCTACGACCAGTCAAGGTGGAACTCTTACTCTTCCATTCTTTTGGTATAATAATGCTTTAAACATTCCTCTTCAGCAATGGAGAGACATGGGTAAAATTATTATTCATGGCATGCAAAATTTAAAACATGCTAACGGCGCCACAGATCAAGTAACAGTCTCTGTATTTGTTTGGGCTGAGGAAGTTTCACTTTCCATTCCTACGGCGGATGAGCCAGGCGCTTTATCACCACAGACGGGTGAGATTTTCACACCTCAAGTAAGAGATGAATATGGAACGGGTCCAATTTCGCGCCCAGCAGGCATAGTAGCCAAAGCCGCAGGTGCTTTAACCAATATGCCAGGTATAGGTGTGTATGCGCGTGCCACACAAATGGCCGCAAGTGCAGTATCAGGCGTAGCTTCAATGTTTGGATATTCGAGGCCAGTAGAACTTGCGGAAATACAACCGTACAAGCCAGTATTGATAGGAAATATGGCAAATACCAATGTACCTGATACGTCTAACAAATTAACTTTAGATGTTAAACAGGAGCTCACTGTTGATCCGCGTGTGATGGGTCTCGGTTCAGCTGATGAAATGACAATTAAATCAATTGCACAACGAGAATCCTATCTTACAACATTCGCGTGGAATGTAGCTGATTCTTCTGAGTCATTATTGTGGAATACTGAAGTTTCACCTGTGTTGTGGCGTGGGTTAGGAAACGCCGAGATTCACATGCCCGCTTGTTGTTTTGCTGCTCTTCCTTTTAAAAGGTGGAGGGGAACAATGAAGTTTCGTTTTCAAATAGTTGCATCGACCTTTCACAAGGGCCGTTTGAAGATTACTTACGATCCATCATATCCTCTTACAAATGAGTATAATACAAATTATACATACATTATAGATCTTGCAAAAGAGCGAGATTTCACTGTCGCCGTTGGCTGGGGTCATGAGCAGAGTTTGATCAATCACCGTAGCCCTGTAAACCCATCATATCCACCGTATCGGGAAAGAGAACCAATTGGAAATTCTCCAGGTAATTTTGCCAATGGAATTTTATCGGTATATGTGGTGAATGATTTGACCGTTCCCAAATCAAATACCGATAATGACATTGAAGTGAACGTATTCGTGTCTGCTGGAGATGATTTTGAGGTATTTGATCCTGATTCTCATGATATTCAAGATTTGGTGTGGTTTCAACCACAGATGAGGGAAATATTTTCTTCTCAAATGGCTGAAGTCGCAGATCAACCAATGAATCAACCCGATGCAGATTTCACGAAGCGTGAAGATGAACCAATGAAAGGAGAACCATCACAAATATTGGCACCTACGCTATCGGATCAAGACCACACATCATGTGTGTATTATGGTGATCCAGTTACATCATTTCGCCAGTGTTTGAAGCGTTACAATTATCATTCAGCAATAGTGCCCAGTAAAGAAACTGCAGCTCCAACGATGATGAATTTGCGTAATAGCGATTTTCCATATTACCGTGGTTATGCACCGGGGGCTGTACACGAAACAATTTTACCTTCTAGTGGAACACCCTACAATTATTGTAAGATGACGCTTCTGAATTATGTTACACCAGCTTTTAGTAGTAGGAGAGGTGGTTTGCGATGGAAATATTTCCGGACAGGTAGTCGTCACCAACCGGAAACATCTTATATGATGGTTGCTCGGGATGCTTCGTCTGCAGGGGGTTACGCTCAGAATGAAACTTCAATGATTATGTTGGACAACACCAATCATTTTGAATGTGTTCGACAAAATGAAGAGTTGATTCCCCACACATGGGACGGTGCTTTTGTTACCAGCACTTTGCATAATCCAACTGTAGAAGCCGAGATACCTTATTATATGAATACTCGTTTCTCACCTGCGAAGCAGGCTGATGTGACGAGCGATCCTTTTAATTTTAGAAAGTATCATTGGCTGTCAACCATATGGACTTTTCATCAAACAGATGCATCAGCAATACATTGCTTTGTTTCTGTCGGTGAAGATTTCAATTTAGGTTTCTTCACTGGAGCGCCTGTAGCGTGGCGAGTCTATCACGATGCTGAACCTCCAGCTATAGACCCTTAGAGAACACACGGGGACAGACACCCCGTAACAGAAAATGTGGAGTTATAGGATTCTCCAGCAGGAAAAACAAAATCTTAAATCCACGTGTCGGTG